ATTCTGCCGGCAGCGCCAATGGCGGATTTCTTACATCAGTTGATATTTATTTTCAGGCAAAAGATGATACTCTTCCTGTAACATTAGAAGTGCATAATGTTGTAAATGGATATCCTGGCCCGAAAGTTTTACCTTTTGGGCGAGTAACTAAAACCCCAGCTGATATTAATATTTCTGAAGATGCTGCGACAGCAACTACATTTACTTTTCCATCGCCAATTTATGTTGAATCAGAAACAGAATATTGTGTCATGTTGTTAGCAGATACACCAGAACATAAAGTTTGGATTTCCCGAATGGGTGATACAGATATTGGTGGGACTCGAACTATATCTGAACAACCTCATATTGGTGTTTTGTTTAAATCTCATAATGCTACTGGTTGGTCGCCAAGTATGATGGAAGATTTGAAATTTACTATTAGAGCTGCTCAATTCACTACAACTGGCGGAATTTGTACATTAACAAATGATGATGTTCCAACTCAAACTTTAGCTAAAGACCCTCTTATTATTACTGATGCAAGTACTATATTGAAAGTAAATCATAGAGATCATGGCATGTATGCTGTAAGTAATAATGTGACAATTTCTGACGTTTCTTCTCCAGCAACTACAACTTTGAATGGTGCTATTTCGGCCACAGCAACTACTTTGACATTATTGAGCGGAACTAATTTTGATGATACTTCTGGTATATATTCAAAATTAGCTAATGGTCTTTGGTATATTAAAATTGATGATGAGATATTAACATATACCACAATTAGTACAAATGCTGTATCAGGACTTTCTAGAAGTGTAAATAGTACAACTGCTGCAACTCATGCTGATGGTGCAACAGTAGAACTTTATCAAGTACATAAAGTTCCATTTACTGAAATTAATAAGACACATACTGCGGTTGCTAATATGGAAATTGATAGTTATACTTTAACTTTAGATACAACTCCTGTAGTTGATGGAGCTGGAAGTTTATCTTCAATTGGTGGCACAGCTGTGGTTGCTACTGAAAATGCAATGATGGACATGTTCTCAACTATTATTGGGATTATGGAATTGCCTAATACCATTCTTTCGGCACAAGGATTAGTAGTTAGGGCTACAAGTCCATCAGGCAGTCAAACATCATTTGAAAATACTCGTAATGATGAACTTGTTCCATCAATTCTATTTCCAATAAATGATAATTTTAAGTTTGATGTTCCTTATATGGTATGCTCAAGAATTAATGAAGTAAATGAATTGTCATCTTTAAGATCGTTTGAAACGAGAATTACATTAGAAAGCAATTCACCTTGGATTTCTCCTGTTATTGATACTGGTAGAATGTCTATGGTTGCAGTATCAAATAGACTTAATAACATAGATACTTCAGCTGATGTATATCCTACATCTGGATATGTTGGTTCAACTGCTCCAGAAGGAGATGAAAATGCATCAATTTATCTAACAAAGCAAGTGACATTAGATACTTTGGCATCAGGAATAAAAGTTATATTTGCAGGACATCGGCCTTCGACTTCTGAAATAAAGGTTATGTATAAAATTTTACCAGTGGATGAATCTGAAGATTTTGATGATTTGGGTTATACTTACTTTAATAGTGATGGTACTCCCGATACAACAACGTCATCTTCTTCTTCGATTAATGATTTTCATGAATACAAATATACAGCTGGTGTTAGTGATGATGGTGTTGGTAGTTCTCTGCAAGAGTTTATATCTTTTCAGATTAAGATTATTATGCAAGGAACGAACAGTGCAGAGCCACCCAGAATTAAATCATTAAGGTGTATAGCATTAGGAACATAAGATGGAAAGAGATTTCAAACAAGTTGAAGGACATTCAGATTTAGTAAGAGATAATAAATCTCATGCCATCATTAATCGCAATGTCGGTGCATATGAACAAGCAAAAAGACGAGCCGCAGCTGCTCAAAGACAAAGGGATGAGATACGAGATTCAACAAGAGAAATAAATCATCTTAAATCGGAAATGCATGAAATTAAAAATTTACTCAAGGAGTTGGTAGGGAATCGTTCATAACTTGGGGATACATTACATATAAATATGTAGAAAAGGAAGATTAATATGGCTGTCCCTACAACAAAAGCTACTTTTAAAAGTTACTGTCTCAGAGCTCTGGGTTACGGTGTTATTGATATTAATGTTTCAGATGATCAAGTAGATGATCGTTTGGATGAAGCTCTTCAGTATTTTGCTCAATATCACTATGATGGTATTGAAAAAATGTATCTGAAACATCTAATTACTTCTGATGAAGTGACTAGGGGTCGTGCTGATGCATCAACTACCGCAACTGACACTGCTGATAGCACAATCACTGCAACTTGGAAAGAAGGAAAAAACTTTATTCCAATTCCAAGTGCTGTTGTATCTGTTGTACAAGTATTTCCACTTACTGGTACTGGTGTTGGTGGCAATATATTTGATATTCGTTATCAGTTACGATTAAATGATCTATTTGATCTTTCTTCAACATCTGTTATTCAATATCAAATGGCAATGGACAATATTGATTTATTAGAACATATTCTTGTTGGCGAAACTCCTATTCGTTTTAATCAGCATCAAAATCGTCTTTATATTGATATGGATTGGGAAAATGGTGTAACAGCTGATGTTGACTATATTGTTATTGAATGTTATCGTAAACTTGATCCCACAATATACACAGATGTTTATGATGACATTTATCTAAAACGATACGCAACCACTCTTATCAAAAAACAATGGGGAGCAAATCTCAGCAAGTTTAATGGTGTAGCAATGCTTGGTGGAGTAACCATGAATGGTGAAACTCTATACAGTCAAGCACAAGAAGAACAAAATAAACTTGAAGAACAAATTCAACTTGCCTTTGAGTTACCAGTAAACTATATGATTGGGTAATTGAATGGCAGTTAATACAGCATTTCATACAAGTAATTTTGCTTCAATCGTAACTGAACGAAATTTGTATAGTGATCTTATAAAAGAAGCTATACAAATTTACGGCCATGATGTTTATTACATGGATCGTACTCTTGTTGCTGAAGATACAATCTTGGGTGAAGATTCTCTTTCCAAATTTAGAACGCAGCATCCCATAGAAATGTATATGGAAGATGGTGATGGTGGATTTGCTGGCGAAAAAGAATTGATGAATCAGTTTGGTTTGCAAAATTTAAGTGAAGCAACTTTTGTTGTAAATAAAGAAAGATTTCAAGAATTAGATAGACAGATACAAATTCAAGATGGTACAGATACTAGTTCTGGTGGTTCAATACAATTAGAAGCTGGAACCATAGATCAATCATCTTCTTCATCTACTTTGACCACGGCAAGTGGCGACGATGTTTTTTATATTATTCAAGATACTGCTGCAACGGATTCTGATAGACCTAATGAGGGTGATGTTATTTTTCATCCTATACTTAATAAGATATTCCAAATTAATTTTGTAGATCACGACGAGCCGTTTTATCAACTGGACACTAATCCAGTATATAAAATGAGATGCCGTCTGTGGGATTACAGTTCTGAAGTTCTTGATACGGGTATTACAGAAATAGATGAAATTGAAACCGCACTCTCCACAGATAGTAGAATATATCAGTTTACTTTGGAAGAAGGAACTTTGCTTGCACAATCATTAACTATAGATAGTTCTTTATATACCATTGATGTAACTGGTGTTACTATTGATAGCACAGACCCAGATTCATCAGAAGGAAGTATTGAACTTGAAAGTTCAGCTGATACTGGTGATAATAGTTACTTACTACAAGAAGAATTTAATATTGGAGATTATTCAACAGACAAGACTGCACAAAATGAACTCTTCGAAGTTCAGAGTAGAAATGTTTTAGACTTTAGTGAAACCAATCCATTTGGAGATGTGGGAAGTGCAAATTAATGTTTAATTATCTACCATATATAATAAATAGCTATAGGAGAACATAATGGCATACCAATCACTTGGGCTAGGTGATGCTGCAAACGACGGCAATGGAGATAATCTTCGTGTTGCTGCTGATAAAGTCAATGATAACTTCTTGGAGATTTATACTCTAATTGGAGATGCATCGTCTTTGTCTAGTGGCATTAGCGCAACTGCATCAGTAGTAACTTTAACTGCACCAACGATTGCAACTAGTATTTCACCATCTGCCTCAGATGGTGCTACACTTGGTACTACTGCACTAGAATGGTCTGATTTATATCTTGCTGACGGTGCCATCATTTATTTTGGTGATGATCAAGACATTAATATTACTCATGTTGCTGATACAGGAATAACAACTAGTGGAACTTTCCAAGCCACAACCATCACTGCTACAACTGCTGTAGTACCAGATGCATCAGACGGTGCTGCACTAGGAACGACTGCTCTAGAGTGGTCCGATCTATTTCTTGCTGATGGTGCTGTTATTAATTTTGGTGATGACCAAGAGGTAACTCTTACACACGTTGCTGATACGGGATTGTTACTTTCTAGTACAGACCAACTGCAATTTGGTGATAGCGGAACATATATTCACCAATCAGCTGATGGCGTTTTAGATTTAGTATCTGACACAGAAATAGAATTAACTGCTACGACTATTGATATCAATGGTGCTGTTGAAATAAGTGGAACAACTGCACAAGTTGGAGTTGCAACATTTACTGCCCGGGATGTTCATAGTGGTGGTATTACTATTGCAAACGCTGGACAAATTGGTTCTGTTGGTGATGCTGATTCAATTGCGATTGCTTCGGACGGGGTTGTCACTATGACCCAGATACCAGTGTTCAGCGCCGGGCTGAATGTATCGGGTGGTACAATTGCTGGTACGTTATCTACTGCTGCACAAACAAACATTACTTCACTTGGTACATTAACAGCACTTACTGTTGATGACGTAGCTGTTAATGGTAAAGTTATTACTATGACAGGTGACACCAGTGATACCGTTGTATTTACAGCAGGCGCTGCTGGTACTCTTAGCATTGTTACAACTGATGCTGCTGGTGCTGCCGGTAATATTCAAATAACAGCAGATGGTACTGTAGACATTGATTCTGCTGGTGTACTGACTTTAGATTCTGGAGCAGCAATTAATATTGAACCAGCATCCGGTTCAGCAATTCTACTAGATGGAACAATCAGCGTAGATGCTGGAGTAGTCACTGGTGCAACAAGTATCACTTCAACGGCCTTTGTTGGTGATATAACTGGTGATATTACAGGTAATGCAGATACGGCAACTGCCCTTGCGACTGCGAGAACTATCGGTGGTACATCATTTGATGGTACAGCAAATATTGCGGTAGGGCTTGCAACATTAGCAACAACAGTTACCATTACAGACAACGAATCTACAAATGAGAGCAATGCTCTTATCTTTACTGCTGGTGGTGATGTTGATGGTGGTAATCTAGGTTTAGAGTCAGATGGAACGCTAACCTACAACCCAAGCACTGGCGCAGTAACTGCTACTGGATTTGTTGGTGCATTAACAGGTAATGTAACAGGAAATGCAAGTGGAACTGCTGCAACTGTTACAACAGCAGCCCAAACAAACATTACAAGTGTTGGTACACTGACTGCGTTACAAGTAGACAATATTAACATAAATCTTAATACAATAAGTTCAACCGCTGGAACTGACTTGTTAATTACGCCTCTTAGTGGCCAACAGATTGTTCTTGACGGTACGATTATTATTGACGCTGGTGTGGTTACTGGTGCAACTAGTATTACATCAACTGCATTTGTTGGTGATATAACTGGTGATGTTACAGGTACGGCCGATGTGGCAACAGTTGCTACTACGGTTACAATAACAGATAACGAAAGTACAAATGAAAGTAACGCTATTATCTTTACTGCTGGTGGTGATGTTGACGGTGGTAATATTGGTCTTGAATCAGACGGCACACTAACATACAACCCAAGTACAGGTAAAATAACTGCTACTGGGTTTGTTGGTACATTAACAGGTAACGTAACTGGTAACTTGGCTGGTACAGTTTCTACTGCAACACAAAATTCAATAACAACTGCAACTGGCCTAGTGTCAGTCGGTGCATTAGACTCTGGTTCTATTACTTCTGGATTTACAAGTATTGATGTTGGTTCTGGTGCAATTACTACTACTGGTACAATTACCTATGGAGCATTAAATGATGGAACAACTGCTCTGAGTGCAACCGCAGCAGAATTAAATATACTAGATGCAAGTGCTGGAAATACAGCAGTAGCTTCTGATGTTGCATCAAGTGCTGGTGCAGTCACATCAAATAATGCTAAAATATCACACACTATTACATTAAATGCTAACTTAGCAGACGATGCAATACATGCAGATATTGTAGTTACAACTGATAAATGCCTTGCAACATCAGTTGTGATGGCAAGTTCAAGCTTAGCAGTTGGTATTAATATACATACTATTGCAGCTGGATCATTTAAAGTATCAATAACCAATCTAACAGGTGCTCAAATGGATGATGATTCAACACTTGTTGTGAACTATCGGGTAATATAATGAATAAGGAGAATATATAATGTTAGGTCAACAATTTTACCATGAAACTATAAGAAACGTCATTGTTGCGTTTGGAACTATGTTTAATAGTGTTCAGATTGTTCGCAAGAATAATTCTGGAGAAGTAATACAGGCAATGAAAGTACCACTTGCATACGGGCCTCAACAAAAGTATTTAACTCGTTTGAACGCAGATCCTTCTGTATCAGCTGCAACATCTATTACTTTACCAAGACTTGGTTTTGAAATTGGTGCATTAACATACGATTCTGCTAGAAAATTAAATCGTGTACAAAAATTTAAAAAAGTTAAATCTTCTAGTGCAGATGCAAATAAATTAGACACACAATTTATGCCAGTTCCATATAATTTAGAAATTACTTTATATGCAATGGCAAAAAACTCTGATGATGCATTACAAATTGTAGAACAGATACTTCCATACTTTCAACCAGATTATACATTGACTATTAATGATATGGCAGATATGGGTATTAAAAGAGATGTTCCTATTATTTTAAATAGTGTTGATTATGAAGACAATTATCAAGGTGATTTTGAAGCAAGACGAGCAATCATATACACATTTAGTTTTACAACTAAGTTTTATCTATATGGCCCAATTACTTCTTCAAGTGTTATCAAAACTGTTACCGTCGATCAATATACAAATATGCCTGCGGTTACTCCAACAAGAGAACAAAGATATACGGTAACACCTTCCCCATCAACTGCTGACGCTGATGATGATTTTGGATTTAATGAAACCACATCGTTCTTTCAAGATGCAAAAAATTATGATCCAGTATCAGACACGGATGTTAAAAAAGGTGGATAATTTATATGAGCAATGTAACTAATTTAGTAGATGAAGCTTTAGGAATATTTGACCCTGTAAAATCTGCATTTAAAGAAACTGCAAAAACTCCGTCTAAAGTGCCTACGGTGATTACACCAGCTTCTTCTGAAGACGATATTGATAATGATTATAAGTATCAAAGAGAAAATCTTTATAGTCTAATTGAACGTGGTCAAGATGCTATTGATGGTATTTTAGAACTTGCAAAAGAAGGTGAGCATCCACGAGCATATGAGGTTGCACTTAATGGTATCAAACAAGTAGCTGATGTTACAGAGAAACTCGCTGATTTACAAGATAAAATGAAAAAACTCAAAGAAGTGCCTGGCAGTAATGCACCAAAGAGTGTTACTAATGCTTTGTTTGTTGGATCAACTGCTGAATTACAAAAGATGTTAAAAGGTAAAACTGATGGTTGAAGCTACCTATCTAGGCAATCCAAATCTTAAAAAGGCAAATGTAACTCAAGAATGGACTAAAGAAGAACTTATTGAGTATCAAAAATGTATGGACGATCCTTTACATTTTATTCAAAGTTATGTAAAAATTGTTTCTCTTGATGAAGGATTAGTTCCTTTTAAAATGTATCCCTTTCAAAAAGAAATGGTAGGTACATTTCACAATAATCGTTTTACTATATGTAAATTACCAAGACAGTCTGGTAAATCTACAACTATGATATCTTATATATTACACTATGCATTATTTAACCCAAGTGTAAATATTGCAATTCTTGCGAATAAGGCTGCAACTGCCAGAGATTTGTTAAGTAGATTACAACTTGCATATGAACATTTACCAAAATGGTTGCAACAAGGAGTAATGTCATGGAACAAAGGGTCTTTGGAACTGGAAAATGGCTCAAAAATTCTTGCATCATCTACTTCAGCATCTGCTGTTCGTGGTGGTTCTTACAATATTATCTTTCTTGATGAGTTTGCATATGTGCCGTCAAATGTAGCAGAACAATTTTTTAGTTCTGTATATCCTACTATTTCATCTGGTAAGACAACAAAAGTAATGATTGTTTCTACACCTCATGGTATGAATATGTTCTATAAATTATGGACAGACGCAGAAAACCAAAGAAACACATATATTCCTATTGAAGTTCATTGGAGCGAAGTGCCTGGCCGTGATGAGGAATGGAAAAAAGAAACAATTAAAAATACTAGTGAACAACAGTTTAATACGGAGTTTGAATGTCAGTTCCTTGGTTCGATTGATACACTTATATCACCAAATAAACTAAGAACACTTGCATATAAAAGACCTTTACAATCTAATGCTGGACTCGATGTTTATGAACAACCAAAGGAGGGTAATACATACCTTTTAACTGCGGATGTGTCCAGAGGGGTCTCTAACGACTACTCAGCGTACATTGTGTTCGATGTTTCCCAAGTTCCTTATCGTATTGTTGCAAAGTATAGAGACAACGAAGTTAAACCTTTATTGTTTCCACAAAAAATACATCAAGTCGCAAAGGCATATAATACTGCATTTGTTCTCGTAGAAGTAAATGATATTGGTGAACAAGTTGCAAACTCTATGCACTATGATATGGAATATGACAATATGATTATGGCATCTATGCGTGGTCGTGCTGGTCAAATACTTGGTGGTGGTTTTTCTGGAGGTAGAGCTCAGTTAGGTGTAAGAACAACTAAAGCAGTTAAAAAAATAGGATGTTCCAATTTAAAACAATTAATTGAAGATAATAAACTTATTGTAGAAGATTATGATGCTATTAGCGAACTATCCACGTTTATTGTTAAAGGATCGTCCTTTGAAGCAGATGATGGATGTAATGATGACTTGGTTGCGTGTATGTTTATTTTTGGTTGGTGTACAGATCAAACTTATTTTAAAGAACTAACTAATAATGACATAAGAGAGCAAATGTATAGAGAAAATCAAGATCAACTAGAACAAGATATGGCTCCATTTGGATTTATGATTAATGGATTAGAAGATGACAATATTGGCGAAATAGTTGATGAATATGGAACAAGATGGAGTCCAATAGTAAGACAATATGATACTAATTGGTAATGAGAAGAGGAAAGAGACAAAGAATATCATGGGACGATATAGAATCGCCTTGTGTTAAAACTTGTAAGATTATAGATAATAACTGTATAGGTTGCTATCGTACAGCCGAAGAAATAAGTGAATGGGTTTGGTTAACTCCAGAAAGAAGAACAGAAATAATTAAAGAAATTCAATTAAATCGTTATCCAGTTTTATCCAACAGTTAGAACAAACTACTTTACATTCGTTCATTAATCTGTGTACTTCTTTTCTACTTTCATCATTAGTTCCAACACGTTTTGCAATCTTACGAATTTCTACATCATGGGGGTATAATTTTAGACAAACGGTTTCACTTTCACCACAATGAGTACAAAATTGCTCACCAAGATGATTGTTTAACCATGCAACTCTCTTACGATAATTTCTACGAGCTACCTTTTTAATTGTCTCTTTATATTTTTCATAGTGTGTTTTCATATGTTTATTTATAAGTTTTGAGTCATATAAAACACAGTTTTTAGAAACTTCGTTTTTATAAATACTTGGGATAACAAAGACTAAAAAGACTTTTAAAAGTCTAACTACTAGTTAAAAGGAGCAAAAAATCATGGCATTTTTAGTATCTCCTGGCGTACAGGTTAAAGAAGTTGATTTAACCAATGTCGTGCCAGCTGTTGCCACCTCAATAGGTGCTATCGGGGGAGCCTTTGAAAAAGGGCCTGTATCTTCCGTTACTAATATTTCCTCAGAAGAAGAATTAGTAAAAATATTTGGTAAACCATTATCAACTGGAAATCAGTTTGAAACATTTTTTACCGCTGCAAATTTCTTGCAGTACTCAGATTCACTACAAGTTGTTAGAGCAGCTTCAGCAATCGTAAATGCTGGTGCAAACTCTGGAATACTTATTCGTGATGATGATCATTATGAAGCAAGTTTTCAAGCTGGCCAAGGTTCTCATGGAGAATGGGCTGCAAGGACTGCTGGAACACACGGTAATTCAATCGGTGTTGAAATCTGTGCAACTGCCACTTCGTATGAACAAGATTTAGGTACAGACAATCAAGTAGCTGCACTTGAACCTGTTGGTGCAACAGTAGT